ACCAATATGGTTTTTCACGTGGTTGGAATGCACAAAAGTTACGTACCGCTAATGGGTTTAATGTTTTAGCATTTGGATTAGATACTGGCGCTCGTGGAGTTAAGTTAGATCATTTACGCCCAGACATGATAATTCTGGACGACATTGATGAATTAGATGATTCGGTTAACGCTGTAGAGAAAAAGATCCGTACAATTACAGCTACAATTCTTCCTGCCAAAAGTGTTGACTGCGCAATTGTATTTGTGCAAAACCGCATTCACGCAAACAGTGTGATGTCACGTGTTTTATCTGGCGAACTTGATATGCTTCAAGACCGCATACAATCACCAATCATTCCTGCTATTTACGATTTGCTGTATGAGCCAGTTGAAAAAGAAGATGGCCGAATGGGTTGGAAAATTACGTCAGGAACTGCAGCATGGGAACACAAAAATATTAGTGTTTGCCAAAAAGAAATAGATGACTTTGGGTTAATATCTTTTCTCCGTGAGTGTCAGCATGACGTTGGCGTTGGCGGGATTTTCTTTCCGCAATTTAAGCCTATTGATAGTAACGGCAAGGACTGGCACGTAGTGGATCACATTGATGTCCAGCCATGGTGGAGATTCTGGGGTAGTCATGACTTTGGTACCGGAGCACCTGCATGTTTTATTTTGTATGCAAGTGATGAACGAGAAAACATCTATGTTCTCCATGAATACTACGAAGCTGGCAAGACTAGTAGTATGCAAGTTGATGGAGTACTAGAGTTACTCAAACGTTACAAAATTGCTGAACCAAAAAACAAGACAATGCTAAATGGATCCTACAACACAAAGTTAGAAGCAATTGCTTTTGACTGGGCTAGTACGTTTCCTCCTGAAAAAGTTGATCAACGAGTTGGTGAATATCCTGTAGAAGTTTGGTGGGAACGTGGCTTACCAGCTGTAAGGGCAGTCAAAGACCGTAAGGCAGGTTGGAGTAGAGTTAAAGAATGGCTTATGGCAAGCGAGATGATAGACGGGCAGGTCAAACCAAAGTTTGTCATACAACGCAATGGTTGTCCTAATTTGATTAAGCAACTGTCCGATACTATGACTCACACAAAAGATGCCGATGAAATTGACTCTGGAACACGAAATGATCACGCAATAGATAGTTTGCGTTACGGATTGATGTGGCGTGAACATCCCGTACGATGTCCAGAAGTAGAAGAAAAAGAGAAGAATCAGCAGAAAAACAAACCATCTTGGTTACAAGAAAGAAAGTTAGATGAATGGTTGTAATGCAAATTCTAATTCTATTGACGTCATTGTTTTCAGTAGTAGTTAATATCGGTATTTACAGAATACTTACAGATATTAAAAACATAAAGATATACTCAAAAGAAATATATGACCGTGAAGGGTGGTTGTAATGTACGATATTAGTAAATTGTCATCGATGGTGTCTGGCAACCGTCCAAAACTGTCAATGTTTGAAAAGCCAAATAATCAAGGCACTGTCGGTTCAACGGAACTTGCCAATCGAAAACTTGAGGACAAAGATAATTTAAGTTTAGACGTTCAACCAAAAGACTGGAAGGTAAATGAGTTAGACCAACCAGAAGAGGCAAAGAAAGTTGTTGCCTTTGTTCAAACTCAATTTGATAGTGCTCAAAAATCACGGCTGGATATGGAACTAGAATGGGCGTTAGCGACAGCATTCTTTGAAGGCCGTCAGTGGTTACGCATTGCAAGTCAAGGGCGCAATTTAATTAGACTGCAAAACCCAAATGAACCAAACCGATATATGACGGTTAATAAATTGCGACCACTTATCGATGGTGTTGTTGGAAAATTAACGCAGTGCGCTCCTGATGCAACTGCCGTTCCATTATCAGATAGCCCGCAAGATCGTGCTGCAAGTGATGAAGCCAACTATATAGCTAAACATTACAATCGTAAGTTTGGTCGAGAAACACAAACTAAAGAACGAGTTCGATGGGCCTGTGTATGTGGGACATCGTTTCTAAAAGTATTTTGGGATAGTCGTAAACAACAAGTTGTTCCGCAATTAGATGTTGATGGACAAAGTGTTGTCGGGCACGTTGAGATGCGTGTTGGTGATGTTGTTGAACAAATACTGCCAGCATTCGACGTATACATAGATCCGTCAGCAAAACGTGATGACGACGTTCGGTGGATGATCCATGCGATGATTAAGCCGTTGTCATGGTTTGTTGATTCCTATGGTGAGGTTGGCAAAAAGGTTGAAGCTGACGCTATGACTGGGCAATATTCTGGGTATGTTGATGCATATTTAGATGGCGCAAATGCTGGTGGACGTGGATGGGTGCCTCCATCATCATCCACAATGAATAGCACAGAGAAGCGTAAGAATGCTGCTGTAGTTTATGAGTATTGGGAAAAACCAACTAAGCTGTATCCCAATGGTCGATATATTGTTTGTACTCAGGCTACATTATTATATGCTGGTCCATGGCCATACAATAAAAAGGATTCATTTCCATTTATTCCACTACGCTGGCAGCCACGAGCTGGAACTCCGTATGGCTATAGTCTTGGATTTGATTTAGTTTCACTGCAAAGTACGTACAATCGAATTTACAGTAGATTACTAGAACAGTTTGAAGCACAAAAAGACTATCTACTTATAGAGCGCTTGTCGGCAGTTGGAGCTGATGCTTATGACAAAGAAAGCGACACAATAGAAGACAAGAACAGAATCTATCGAAAAGTTTATTATGATCGTGGGAGTCGCCCACCTGCAGTACAAAGAGCACCGGGCATTGGGTCAGATTTATTTCCATTACTTCAGATGATTGAGAAGGACATGATGGACGTAGCTGGTCTCCATGACGTAAGTCAAGGCATGGCGCAAGCTGGTACGCCAGCTGAGTCTGTTCGTCTATTGCAAAAAGCGGACAATACGCAGCACTCATATGTAAGAGCTGACATTGAAATTAGTAATGCAGCAATCAAGGAATGGGAAGTAAGTTTAATTGAACAGTTTGCAATTGTCCCTTTTATCGGAAACATCGAAGGAGGAATGCTACCTAGAGACCAAATACAGCAGGGCGTTATGCGCTTTGATGCTTTGCGCAATGGTGGCAGGTATAGGATTGTTTATCTACCCGGATCTAGTATGGACGAAGGACCGGATCAGAGATTAAACAAATACGCTACATTACGTCAAATGGGTGTATTTGGTGATCCAATGGACCCAGCTACGAATAGGTTGTTTGTGCAATTAGTGAACATGCCGGAGACAACAAAAATTCTTGATCACCTAGACGAACAAGAACAGAAGATGGCTGAAGCACAACAACAGCAAATGATGATGCAACAACAAGCACAAGTTGCACAACAACAGCAACAACAAGAAGTGTTGCAATTCAACATGCAGGTTGAACAAGCAAAAGCACAGATTGAAGTTGAAAAGATGAAGGCTGAAATTGCCGCAAAACTTGAGGCCGATATTGCATTAGCAACGGCTAAGGCTGGCCTTGAGGCGCAATCTAACGAAGATTACGCAATGGTTGACATCGGTAAGCAATATGCAATGAATGATTTTTCACCGGAATCTGGCATTCCAGAAAATGAAGGAGTATAGTTTATATGTCTGAAGAGATGGTGATGCGCACCTCTGATTCACCAGCAGAGGCACCAGACACACGCGGGTTTAGTGAATTGCTAGTCAATGAGTATTCGGGCGCCACCGAATCTGAAAGTGCGACGGCGTTAAATAGCACAGATGACCAGTCCGATGCATTAGACTTTTCTTGGTTAGATGAAATTAGCAATGAGCGACCAGATCATGAATCGGTCGTAAGGCAAAAATTAACGGAAACGTTAACTGCTCAGAAGACTCCAGAAAATGTTCCGTACGAACGGTTCAGAGAAGTAAATGAGCAGGCTAAGGCAGCCAAGGATGTTGTTGCTAATTACGAGAAATGGGCTGACGTAATACAAGCTCTTGAGGCTGATGGATATAAGTCAGGTGATGACTTAAAGAATCTGTGGGCACAACAACAAGAGCAAGCGCTTGAAAATCAAGTACGACAGAAGTACTCGGAGATGGCACAGGCAAACATTTTGTCTGAAGATGCTGCAAGAGTATCAGCCGATCTTGAAATTCAACGCATGAAATACGATCAACTTGTTTCTCAAATGGAACAAGCAAAACGAGTTCAGCAGCTTGATCAAGCATATCGTGATTATCCGTATGCTCGGCGTGGTGAACGCATCGTACAAAATCTTGTCCAACGTGGAATCGATCCAGTTGAAGCCGTGTCCTATGTACACGAAGAACTATCTAATCTTGCGGAATCTATTGTCCCAGAACTAGCTAGTTTATTTGAAGCGCAACAACAGGTTCCAATCCCAATTGACACTTCTGAATCTGCTCAACCATTAGTTCAAGAAGCTACACCTACACGTGGTTTAGGTGGTGTCTTCAGCAGATTGATGGGTATTGGTAGAAACAATAACGGTATTTAAGGAGCTAAAAAATGGCTATTGATTTCAATGGTGCACTTACATTAGCGGATCAGGCAATTTTGTCCAATGACCCGCTTGTCAAGGAAATCACCAAGAGTTTGCATCAGACGTGGAACGCTGTAAAGGATATTCCTTTTTACACTTCACCATCTTTACGACAGATTGGTATGCGTTATACCAACAGTGGTATTCCAACTCCTAACTGGACTGGTATTAACTCCGAACCACAAGCAGTTAAGGGTAAGCCAAAGCAGTACGAAGAGCAGATGTTCTTACTGCGTAACAAGATCACTATTGATAAGGTTCTTCTTGATCAACCTAACAATATTATTGATCCTGTAGACGCACAGGTGCAGATGTTCTTAGAGGGTTTTGCTTACGATTTTAATGACAAGTTCATTAATAATGACCCAACAAGTACTGCACCGGGTAACTCTCCAGACTGTTTTCCGGGTTTACGTTATCGGTTAAACAACCCAACACAGTTTGATATGGCATCGGATATGACAATTTTTTCCGCTGCTAACTTGTCATTAGCCAACCTGTTAGCTGCATCGTCGGCTACTGCAGGTTCTGGTGCTGCAAACCGTTTAATTTATGATCTTCAGACGCTATTTGACAATATGAACAGTCCAGATGGAGACGGTATTGTCCTTTATGTTTCTGAAGTCGGCAAGCGTAATTTGGAAGCTGCAATTCGCGTTATGGGTATTGGTAGTGGTTTTGACATTACTCAAGACAACTACGATCGCCCTGTGGAAATGTACAAGAATGCTAAGATTCGCGTTGTTGGCCGTAAGGCTGATGGTTTAACATCTGTCATTCCAAACGACGTATCCGTAGCATCTGGTGTTGCATTATCTGACGGTACATCCGCAGGTCTAACTAATACTACTACGGTTTACGCTGTTCGTTACGGAACTGGTTATGTGCAAGGATGGCAACCTAAGCCATTTAAGCCAGAGAACCTTGGTCGATCACAAGAAAACGGCATTATGCACAACATTCTTTTTGAATGGGGATGTGGTCTTTGGATTCCACACACTCGTGCAATTGGACGCTTAGTATTCAAGGTCAGCTAATAAGGAGATATTATGGCACGAGATTTTAAATTAAATTTCCGGTTTGGCTCAGGTGTACTCGGTGCATCGGCCGGTACGATTGCTTTGCCCGGTACTAACGTTACGGCATTTACTACATCGTTTGCTGGATTAACTGGTACAGCTGCACCAACTGGCAATGCTGTGGCAAACCAGATCATTTCATGTCCTCTAGCATGGGGTGGTTATACGCAAACAGCAGTTAATGCGGGTGCGCCGTATGCGGAAGATGTACCGAATAATGGTGCAGTCCTTCATGGGCATACTAGTCGTAATGATATGTTTGTAATTGTAGATGCTGTAGCTGCTACTGCATTAGTTACACCACAAACATTCGTAGTTCAGGCTTCTGATGATCTCAGTAACTGGAGTACGATTGGTACTGCGGAAACAACGCTTCCGGGAACTAACCCGTCAAACGGAACTGTTGTCTGTACTATTGCAGCTGGCACGTTTCCGGTTTTGACTGCAAATGCTACGCATAACCTGCAACCCGGAGATTTACTTGTTGTTACTACAGTTACTACTTGTAACTTTAATAATAGCCATGAATCGGTTGCAGCAATCGCTGGCAACGTGGTTGAAGTTGCAACAGTACCATCGGCGACAACGTTTACGATTCGATATCCGGGACCACACGGCTCTACCCTTAAGAGTAATATGTTACCATTATCAAACCTAACCGTTGTAGCCTCTGGTACCCCAGCACTTACATTCACTAAGTGTGCAACACTGGGTAATAGTGTTGGTGGTCAGATTACGATTCCAATCGCACCATCAGCCAAAGCCTATGTTCGACTTGCAGCATTTGGTGGTGCAAGTGCTGCTGGTATTGCGGTTCTCCGTGATGCATATCTTGCAATTGCACGTACTGGTGTTGCTAGGTAGATAACATGACTCTAGGTCAAATAAAACAACGTATACGTATGATGGGCCGAAATTATTTTGGCTCTGAAGCTGATCGTGACCCTTTTGGCCTAGAGTTTGTTATATTTGAAACTGCCAACCAAATATGTCGTAAAACCGACTGTCTGGTTGGCAGACGATATTTAGATTTAGATGCAGGTGTATCTGATTACTGTGCGCCTGACATTTACAAAGTCAGAGTTGTTAAGATTAAAGACAACGATGGCGATTACTTTCAGCCACATTTATACAATTTCAGTAATCAAATGGTTGATGAATACAGATACCGTGATCAACAGGCTATACCTGAAGTTGTAGCAGTACGCGGTATGAATGCTATTAGTGTTTATCCAGCACCATTAGCAAATATTACACAAGGTTTACTTATTGAAGGTTATGCACAACCCGGAGAATTTTGGGTTTATGACTCTACAGGTACAGCTTTACCAAATACAGACGCATCCGAATGTCCATTACCAGATGTAGCGCAGGACTGCCTTGTGTATGGATCACTGTACATGCGATGTTTACAAATGCGTGACGGTGATGGGATACAGTTATTTAAAACAGAATACTTAGATAGACTTGGCGCTGTTGAATCCTACGCTGCAACGTATACAAGGAGGGCAATCTAATGCCTGTTGGATTTACTGACCTCCGCTTTGAAACAGTTAGACTATTAAATGAAACAAATCTTTCTGTTGTAGGAGAAATTGCTACTGGTGATGGAGCTACTGGTGCATCTGGTGCTACATATACAATTTCTTCAGACGAGGGTTTAGTTGACTATTTAAATGAAGGCGCAATCGAGATGTGTCGCACATGTTGCTACATAACAGGTAGTCAAACTATTGCAACATCAACTCGCACCTTATCGTATGCGTCTTCAACTGTATGGTTTCCAACACACGCTCGTGTAGATGCAACACGATTAATTCATTGTGGCGAACAAGAACTCGCAATGTACGATCAAAATTATCCAACAGCAACAGGGACGCCAACTTATTGGTATCGCGTTGGCCCATATGACATTGGTTTGTATCCAGTTCCTACAACAAGTACTAGTGTGGTTTTAACAGGAGCAGCCATACCTGCAGCAATCACGACTGCAGCTGGAGATTTTAGTTTTGCCCCAGACGATGTACTGCTTAAAGCTTTACCTGCATATGCTGCTGCAAAACTGGCATTAAAGAATTTTGATGACCCGTCATTAGTAGGTCGATCATTCTGGAAAGACTGGTACGACATGGCTAGATTGACTTTATGGCAGCAACTTGACACATCATTAAAAATGCCCGGTGGAATATTTGCCGTACCGCCTGTGAACATTTCTGGTGGAAAATAAGAAAATGTAATTGCATTTGGAGGACTGTAATGAATGTTGCATGGGGACGGTTAATTTTAATTGCAATAGGTGCGTTTACTGCAAGTGCAGCTCCAGAGTTTGATTCTGCGTGGAAAGCACAACACATTGCAGATACGGCTCCGTTTGGCGTTGTCATGCGTGTA